TGATTGCGTCAGCTTCACGACCTCATAAGTGGTCAGTGTTTATTGCTGCATTCGGCAGAACACTAGTGGATGAGTACTTCAAGGGTGAACAAATCTTTACCCCGTCTCGCTACTACCACGAAGACTTGGTTGAGGTGCTTGAGGAGGAACACAAGAAGGTGATAGACTCTGTACCACAGCACCAGTTATGTGGTGTTGGTTGGGTTGCTTCACTGCATGGAGAGGACATCTCAGAGCAGGAAGCAGGAAAGATATTTGAACAAGTGGAGGCATGGAACTGATGCACTGTATAACTTGTAACGCTGAGTTGTCCGACTTCGAGGCAACAAGAAAGGATGCTAATACATTAGAACATCTTGATATGTGCAATGCTTGTATAGCAGGAGCAGGTATCACGACACTGGATCGAATGGATTTAGCTGATGATAATGATCTGCAATACTTTGACACGACAGAAGATTCGTGGAAGTATGATAACCTACTTGATGTTTAATGTCTTTTATGGTAAAATCTGCTCTACTATATAGAGCGAAGTTACCAACAACAAATATCATTATTAATGATAAACAAAAAGGATAACTGAGATGAGCTATATAGAAACAACTCCATCTAAACAGTTCTGTTTAGAACAGCAAGACTTCGATGATTATGATTACTATGAGGCACATAAACATTACACACTGTGTGATGCTGCTCATGTCCTTGATCAGTTTGGTGTCTTAGAATTTCTTCGTGGTGTCGCGCCACTAATGAAACATCCCCGTGAACAACATGTCCTAACTCAACTACAATTGATAGCTGAGAAATACGAACACGTCTTATTGAAGATGGAACCTGCTGATCGTGTCATGTATGAGGTGAATAGAGATGATTGAATACATAGCTATTAACCTGCTTGTCATGGCTGTTATTACGGTGGTGTGTAATGGCTGAGTGGGCTAAGACACACTTACCATGTGAAGACTGTGGCAGTAGTGATGGTCTATCAATTAACACTGATGGTTGGTCTACATGTTTTGTATGCCATACACGCAAGCAAGTAGATGGTAACTATCAACCAAAGGAGAGAATGCAAGTGAGCACTCCGCTAAATACAAACGTCATCGATATGCTGACGCACAAGCAATACAGAACAATAACCGACAGGAACATTAGCCGTGAAACATGTGAGAAGTACCGCTGTTTCGTTGATGGTGAGGACATCATCTTCGGATACACCAACACCGAGGGAGCTATTTGCGCTACCAAGACCCGCTACCCTACCAAGGATTTCAGGGTTGAGGGTGACTGGAAAACGGCAGGACTTTACGGTCAGTCACTGTTCAATGCAGGAGGCAAGTTCGTAACGATAGTAGAGGGTGAACTAGATGCACTGGCTGCTTATCAGATGCTTGGTTCTAAGTGGCCTGTCGTGTCCATCAAGTCTGGTGCTAGTGGCGCACTCAAGGATTGTAAGGCACAGTATGAGTGGCTATCTTCCTATGACAACATCGTTATATGTTTCGATGCTGATGAGGCAGGACAGAAAGCAGCAAACCAAGTGAGTGAACTGTTTGGTGCAAAGGCTAGGCTGATGCGCCATGTCCAAGGCAAGAAGGACGCCTGTGATTATCAACGTGTACGTGCAGGTAAAGAGTTCAGTGATGCGTGGTGGGCAGCAGAGCAGTATGTTCCTGATGGTATCATTCAAGGCAGTACGCTACTCGATGAGGTCATGAAGCCTATCCCACCTAGTGACTGTGACTACCCATGGGCTGACCTGAACAAACTAACCTACGGCATACGCAAAGGTGAGTTGGTTACTGTCACGGCAGGGTCTGGTCTTGGTAAGAGTCAGGTGTTACGTGAAGTGGTGTGGCACATCTTGAACAAGACAGAGGATGACAACATCGGCCTGATGTTCCTTGAAGAAGGTGTCCGTAAGACATCACTATCAATCATGAGTTTAGCCGCTAACAAACCCTTACATTTGCCGGACAGTGACGCAACAGATGAGGAGAAGATAGATGCCTTCGATAGAACTCTTGGAACCGGTCGTCTTTATCTCTTCGATCATTTTGGTTCGACTAGTGTTGACAACATTATCAACCGTGTTCGCTACTTGGCTAAGGGTCTGGGCTGTGGTTATATTTTCCTTGATCACATATCAATTGTGGTCAGTGCACAGGCTTCTGGAGATGAACGAAAGGCTATAGATGAAATCATGACACGGCTACGTATGCTTGTTCAGGAGACTGGCGTTGCATTGATTGTTGTGTCTCACCTTAAACGACCAGATGGGAAAGGACATGAAGAGGGGGCAGCTACTAGTCTTGCTCAGTTACGTGGCTCTGGTGCTATTGCTCAACTCAGCGATATGGTACTTGGTCTTGAACGTAACGGACAGGCTGAAGATGTAGAAGAACGCAACACAACGTATGTACGTGTACTGAAGAACCGATTCAGTGGCGTGACAGGACCGGCAGGTAGGTTGTTATACAATCACCATACTGGTAGGATGACTGAACGTAGAGATGAGGATGACTTATAATGGTCTACATAGACATCGAAACTAACCTAGCACATGACAAAATCTGGTGTGCAATCACAATGAAAGGATGGGAAACTAAAGTGTGGACCAAGCCTGATGGATTGCAACAGTACCTGAAGGGTGAAGAAGTATGTGCTCACAATCTAATTGGCTTCGATGCTCCTGTTCTACGTAAGGTTTGGGATGTACAGATTCCTGTTAGTAAAGCTGTTGACACTCTTGTCATGTCACGTCTAATGAACCCACAGATCGAGGGTGGTCACTCACTCAAGGCATGGGGCAAGCGACTAGGCAACGACAAGATGGACTTCGACACTGAAGACTTTGACGGTGGCTTAACTGATGAGATGATTGAGTATTGTAAACGTGACGTAGAAGTACTGGCTCAGTTGCATGGCTTCCTTGAGACACAGTTCAAGCAGTGGGATAATCCTAAGCAACCACTAGAACTGGAACACAGAGTAGCTATGTACATGGCACAGCAGGAGAGCAATGGCTTCATGCTTAACCAACGCTTATGTTCTGAACTGTTAGCTGAGATGCGCCAACGTATGCTTGATATAACCATTGAACTACAGGAAGTCTTTCCTCCTCTTGTCCACGAACGATGGTCAGAGAAGACGGGTAAGCGCCTGAAGGATAAGGTTGAAGAGTTTAACGTAGGCTCACGTAAGCAGATAGCATCACGTCTACAATCATTAGGTGTTGAGTTCAAGAAGAAGACAGAGAAGGGGAACATCATCGTCGATGAATCCGTACTGAAAGGAATCAACCGACCTGAAGCACAACTCATTGCTGAGTACCTGATGCTACAGAAGCGTGTAGGTATGCTTGATAGTTGGATGGATCACTGCAAGGATGATGGACGTGTACACGGCAGGGTGATTAGTAATGGTGCTGTAACAGGACGTATGACACATCAGTCTCCCAACATGGGACAAATCACTAGTGTTAAATCAGAGTATGGCAAGGAGAGTAGACAGTGTTGGGTTGTGCCTGAAGGCTATAAGTTAGTTGGTACTGACCTGTCAGGCATTGAGCTACGCTGTCTTGCCCACTATATGAGAGATGAGAAGTATACCAATGAACTACTTGAAGGTGATATACATACGGCTAACCAGAATGCTGCTGGTTTGGGAACTAGGGATCAGGCTAAAACTTTTATCTATGCGTTACTCTACGGGGCAGGACCGGCAAAGATCGGAAACATCGTTGGAGGATCAGCACAAGACGGAAAGAAATTAATCGATAAGTTTATGCGTAACATGCCATCGATACGTAAGCTGATGGAGAAGGTGAAGAAGTTTGCAGCCAAGGGCTATGTCCCTGCACTGGATGGTAGACGCATCATCATCCGCTCTGATCATGCAGCATTGAACAGTCTGCTACAGTCAGCAGGTGCTGTCATTGCTAAGCAGTGGTGTGTCGAGGCGCATAAGCTATTGAAGAAGAACAAGATAGAGTATAAGCAAGTGGCCTTCGTTCACGATGAGATTCAGCTAGAGGTTAGAGAAGACCAAGCTGAACATGCTGCACAACTTATGGTTCAGGCTGCTGCTCTTGCAGGTAAGGCTTTGAACTTCCGTGTACCAGTAGACGCTGAAGCAAAGATCGGTAACAACTGGTATGAAACCCATTAAAAATAATACTTGACAAGCACTGTAACTATACAGTACTATTTAGCTGTACCTAATCAAAGGAGAATACACATGAAAAAATTACAAGACGTAGAACTTTACTGGGCATCAGTTCACACTCCGAACTCAATGTCTAACAAATACCAAGTCAACCTAACTAACCTGTCGCCTGAGCGCATCCAGTGGTTTGAAGACAATGGCTTGGAAGTTCGTACAAAAGAAAACCAACCAGAGATGGGAACTTACTACACTGCTAAGTCTAACTACCCAATCGTTGTACTAGACGAAGACGGTGATCTGACTGAGGAAGAAGTAGGTAATGGTTCACGTGCTGACATCTTGTTCACTCTATACGAAGGCAAGAATAAGTTCGGACCATACAAAGGGTTGAGCATTAAGAAAATCAAACTCACTGAGCACGTTCGTTACGACAAGGATGAACTTGCTGAAGATGATGTAGAAGAAGTTCTATAATGCAGATTGCTCTGATAGACGGGGACATGCTCTGCTATCGCATTGGCTTCGCTTGCGACAATGAAGACGTAAGCGTTGCCACTAAGACGATGGACAAGTTTATGGACGACCTTATACTCAAGCTGCCTGTGACAGAATGGGAAGTCTTTCTTACAGGGAAAGGTAATTTCCGAAATGACTACGCAGTAACAGTTCCGTATAAAGGCAACCGTGCTAAACTTAAAAAGCCTGTTCACCTGCAAGCACTGCGAACCCACCTAGTTGAGGAATGGGCAGCAGACATGGCAGAGGGACAGGAGGCAGACGACTCCATCTCTATCAGAGCAACAACGCTAGGTGATGATAGTATTATAGTGAGCCTTGACAAAGACTTTGATCAGGTACAGGGTTGGCACTATAACTTTGTTAAGGATGACTTATACTACGTCACTGCCGAAGAGGGGTTGCTTAATTTCTACATGCAATTCTTAACGGGTGATCGCATAGATAACATTGTCGGTGTCAAAGGCATCGGCCCTGTGAAAGCAAATAAACTTTTAACCTTAGCAGAGGGGGACGAAGAACAAATGTTTTCAATCTGTGTCGAGCACCTTGGTTATGATAGAGCAGTAGAGAATGGGCGACTCCTCTACCTTAGACGACAGGAGAATGAGATATGGAACCCACCAACGAAGGCAACATCTTCAAGTACAGTTTCTTCTACGAACACGACAACGGAGATGACTCCACCGTGTACAAAGCAAGAAGCATGTTCCTAGAAGACGTACTGAAAGACTTCTGTGCATTCCTTCATGATGAGCGTGTTGGTTTTGTTAATGACATCACCTTCATCATCCATGATGGCAACCGTGGAGACTTGAAAGTTTTATGTCAAGCCCCAAGCGCGGAGTAAAATGTAGAGCAGGAGATACTTGGACAGAGTCTAGGTATTTTCAGTTCATACGTACAGCATTACGTGGAGCGTTCTCTCGCTACC